GCAAGAAATGCAAGAAGAAGACCAAAAAGAGATCCAAGAAGTGGATTTAGATCATTTTCTGAAAGAGCAGATGAATTACGTTTTCAAGGTCAAAGTTCTTTACTACCTCCAAGATCACCATTGCCACCAAGATCCTCATTAGATCCTGGTCAAAGTTTATTTGGTCAAAGTGTTGGAGGTGCATCTGACAGAGCAAGACAAATTCTGGCAGAGGAACAAGCGTTACAAGCAGCTTTAGCAAATATGGGTCAAAGGTTTACTGGTGCTGGAAATATTACACCAATGGAATTAACAGGACAAAGTGAAAGTATTTTTAGAGGTCAAAGTGTCAATATAGAAAGAAGAATTGAACAAACTTTAGAAAACAGAAAAAAATCTGAAAAAGAAATAGCAAAAATAAGAGAAACTGCTGCAAAAAAAAGAGAAATAAAAGAAAAAAAATTAATTGAATTAAGAAAAAGATCAGAAAAATTAATTGCACAAGATCGTGAAAGAACAATAGCTGCAAGAGGTCGAATTGCTCCTAATGTTCCAACTATTGGTTCTTTAACAAGTGGATTTAGAAGTCAATTTAGAGAAGGAGGTGCTTTTGCTGCTACAGGAGGGCAAAGAGCAAAAGGTGCATTAAGTAATGCTCTTATTGGTGGTGGTTTTCCTCTGTTATTTGGTCAAGGTGCTTTAGGTGCTGCTGGTGGTGGTATCGGTGGTGCTTTGGGTGGTGCTTTAGGTGGAGGTTTTGGTTTTGGTTTATCTATAGCTGGTACTGCATTAGCTCAACAAGTACAGCAACTTCTTGATTTTAGAAAATCTATTAGAGAACTAAATAAAGAAATGCAACAGATGGGTATAAGTTCAAATATTAGTGGATCACAGGTAAGACAACTAGGTAAGTCTTTGGGTATTACAAAAGAAGAAGCCGTAAAAGCATTGCAAGAGTTCAAGCGATTTGGAAATGATGCTGTATTGATTGCCAAGAAGTTTGGTGGAGATTTTGGTAGATTTGATGCACTTACACAAGCAAATACAGTTGAATCTGCGTTATCAGCTATAAGAAAAATTAATAAAGATCTGACATTGGAAGATGAATTAAGATTTATATTATCAGTTCAAAGAAAAGGTGTTGAAGCAACTATAAATGACATACTTACAGAAACTTTAGAAAAACAGAAACAATTAGATACAGAAAGTTTTGGACAGGGAGTAGGTGGTCGAAAAAGACCATCAGTATTAAGAAGAGAAAAAGAACAATTAAAAGAAATAAATACAGAAAATGCTCAACTTATAGAAAAATTTACAACTATTAAAGATTTACAAGATCAAATAAGGATTGCAAGTGAAGAAAGTTCTTTTTCAATAGTTAAAGGTTTACAAGATGTAAATGCTGAAATAAGAAAGTTAAATAATGCACAGTTTCAAGTAGTTGAACTGTCCAAAACACTTGGTTCTGCTTTTTCAGAATCTTTCAAAGGAATAATAAAAGGAACAATGAGTGTTGGAGAAGCATTTAGAAGTATGTTTATGCGTATAGCAGATCATTTCTTGGATATGGCTGCACAAATGATGGCTGCACAAATATCAAGAGGATTTATGGGATTGTTTGCTAATGCTTTTGGTGGAGGCACTGATCTTTTGTCAAATGCTGGTCTGACCGCAGCAAGCCCAGGTGAAGTTACGATGGCTAGTTTTAAGGCAAATGGTGGGCCAGTAAAAGGTGGTAGTAGTTACATAGTAGGAGAACGTGGACCTGAGTTATTTAGTCCAGGTGTTTCTGGAACTATTACACCAAATGAAATGCTTGGTGGTTCAACAAATATAGTAGTAAACGTAGATGCTTCTGGATCTTCTGTTGAAGGAGATGAAGAACAAGGTAGAGAACTTGGTCGTATGATTTCAGTTGCTATACAATCAGAATTAATTAAACAAAAACGACCAGGAGGTATGCTCGCATAATGGCTACGTTTCCTTCAATAAAACCTACTTACGGACAACAAAAAAGATCCGCACCAGCTACTCGTACCATTCGTTTTGCTGATGGATTTGAGCATAGAATACTATTTGGATTAGCAGAACATCAAAATCCAAAAGTTTATAATTTTACTTTTAATGTGTCAGAGACAGAAGCAGATACCATAGAAACTTTTCTTGATGCCAGAGCAAACGATAGTGATAGCTTTGATTTTACTGCTCCTGGCGAATCTACTGCACAAAAATTTGTTTGCGAAGCGTGGTCTAAATCTATACCATATAACAATAGGGCAACGATTCAAACAACATTTAGAGAAGTATTTGAACCATGAGTACTGCTCCGATTATTACTGATCTACAAAAGATCAATCCTTCAGCAATAATTGAACTTTTCAGTATTACAACTGAAGCTGCAATACATGGATCAACAACTACTTATAGATTCCATGCTGGTACAAACAGAGTAGGAAATGGAGATATTATCTGGGCTGGTAATACTTATATAAAAATGCCAATACAGGCAGAAGGTTTTGCTTTTCAAAAAGGACAATTACCTAGACCTACATTAACTATTAGTAATGCTCTTGGAACAATTACTGCTATTTTACTGAATGTAAATTCTGTAACTACTGGTAATGATTTAACAGGAGCTACAGTTACAAGAATTAGAACTTTAGCTAGATATTTAGATTCAATAAATTTTCCAGGAAATACTAATCCATTAGGAACACCAGATCCTACCGCAGAGTTTCCTCAAGAAATATATAAAATTGATAGAAAATCATCAGAAAACAGAGAAGCAGTAACATTTGAACTTGCAGCAGTATTTGATCTAGCAGGTATTCGTGCTCCCAAAAGACAATGTACCAGAACAGAATTTCCTTCGATTGGCACGTTTATAGCATGAATTGGAAAGAAGAAGCACTTACTCATGCGAAAGACCAAGACCCAAAAGAATCTTGTGGTCTTTTGTTAAATGTAAGAGGTAAAGAAAGATATTTTCCTTGTCGTAATTTATCAATGACAGATCATCAATGTTTTATCATTGACCCAGAAGATTATGTAAAAGCAGATAATACAGGAGAAATAACAGCCGTTATTCATAGTCACCCTGTAACACCTCCTGCACCTAGTCAAGCAGATCAGATTAGTTGTGAACAAAGTAAACTTCCGTGGCATATTGTTAATCCAAAAACAGAGACATGGGGATATTGTGAACCTTGTGGATATAAACCACCTTTACTTGGCAGACCTTGGGTTTGGGGTGTTACTGATTGCTGGTCTTTAGTAAAAGATTGGTATAAAGAAGAGAAAAATATTGAGTTAAGAGATTGGGATAGACCAACAACACCAGAAGAGTTTATATTGAACCCTTTATTTGAAAGTTGTGCTTGGAGAACTGGCTTTAGAGAACTTAGACCTGATGAAAAACTTATAAATGGCGATGCTTTACTAATGTCTATTGGGTCTGCTGGTTTAAATCATGTAGCTATTTTTTTAGATGGAGATGTTTTACATCATTTAACCGATAGACTATCTTGTAGAGAGCCTTATTCTCAATGGTTATTGAAATGTACAGGAGGGAGGTATCGTTATGTTGCGTAAACTAAAACTGTATGGTGAGCTTGCAAAGTTTGTAGGTCATAAAGAATTTGAAATACAGGTAGATAGTCTTGCCAAAGCGGTTAGTTTTCTCGTTAATAATTTTCCGCAGGTAGAAAAATATATGAATCCTAAATATTATCAGGTAAAAGTTGGTAATTATGCTGTAAATGAAGAAGAAATACATTATCCAATAGGACAAGAAGATATACATATCGTTCCTGTTATTAGTGGTGCTGGTAGAGGTGCTGGAAAAGTCTTAGTAGGTGCTGCTCTTATTGCAGGTGCTTTTATATTAGGCCCAACTGGTTTTATGACCGCTTCATCAGCAAGTACTACTGCTGCTGTGACTACAGGTACTGTTCTAGCAAAATCAGCCGTATATCTTGGAGCAAGTTTAGCTTTATCAGGTGTCGTTGATATGTTGTTTCCTTTGCCTAAACCACAACAGTTTAGTTCAGAACAAGATCCTAGAATATCTTTTAGTTTTTCTGGTACGCAAAATACATCAAGAGCAGGTACTCCTGTTCCAATAGTTTATGGAGAGATAGTTACGGGATCAGTTGTTATAAGTGGTGCTGTTGATACTCAACAGGTACAAGCATGACAGATTTATCAAAAAAAATTATTGGTTCTGGTGGTGGCAGTCCTCCTGCTCCTCCTCAACCAACTAGAGCACCTGATACTTTACACAGCAGACAGTTTGCTACCTTTCTTGATCTTATTTCTGAAGGAGAAATCGAAGGTTTTGCTACCGCTTCAAAAGAAAGTAGGACAAAAGGAACTACTGCATATAATAATGCTGCACTAAAAGACGTATTTCTAAACGATACTCCTGTTTTAAAAGCATCTGCTGATTCAACTAATCCAGCTACCACTGACTTTAATTTTCAAGATGTAACATTTAATCCTAGATTTGGAACGTCAGGTCAAACGAAAGTTGAAGGAATTGAAAGTAGTTCCTCAATTACAGCAGTAGGAGTTACTGTTACTCAATCTTCTCCTGTTACTAGACAGATTACAAACTCAAATGTTGATGCAGTAAACATAACCATAACATTTCCACAATTACAAAGAGCAACAGATCAAGGAGATTTATTAGGTTCTTCTGTTCAATTAAAGATAGCAATTCAATATAACTCTGGTGGTTTTACTGATGTCATTGATGACACTGTTACTGGTCGAACTGCTGATGCGTACCAAAGAGATTATAGGGTAAATCTTACGGGTGCTTTCCCTGTAGACATAAGAGTTACAAGAGTAACAGCAGATAGTTCAACTTCAAGTCTTATAGATGCTTTTGCATGGACAAGTTTCGGTGAGATTATTGATGATGCTAATACTTATGCTAATAGTGCTTATGCTTCTCTTAGGTTGGACTCCATGCAGTTTCAATCAATACCTACAAGAAAGTATCGTATTAGAGGGATAAAAGTAAGGATTCCTGGTGCTGGTGCTAGTGGATCTGGTACTCCTACAGTTGATGCGAATACTGGTCGAATCATTTATCCAACTGGATATATTTTTAATGGTGTGATGGGTGCTGCTCAATGGTGTTCATGCCCTGCAATGGTGTTACTTGATCTTCTTACAGATACTAGATATGGATTTGGTAATCACATAACTGACAGCTCTCTTGATCTTTTTTCTTTTGTTACTGCCAGTAAATTTGCAAATACATTGGTATCAGATGGATTTGGAGGACAGGAAGCTAGATTTAGTTGTAATGTAAATATTCAATCATCTAGTGAAGCTTTTGATTTAATAAATGAATTAGCAGGTGTTATGAGATGTATGCCAATATGGGCTGCTGGTAGTATTCAACTTGCACAAGATAGTCCAAAAGATGCAAGTTATTTATTTAATCTTGCAAATGTTACATCTGAAGGATTTAGTTACTCAGGAAGTGGATTAAAAACAAGAAATACTGTAATTTCTGTTTCTTACTTCAATATGGATAGTAGAGAAATAGATTATGAAGTTTATGAAGATACTGCTTCGATAGCTAAGTTTGGAGTAATTATTAAGCAAGTAAAAGGATTTGCTTGTACATCAAGAGGTCAGGCTAGAAGATTAGCAAAAGCTATTTTGTTTGCTGAACAAAACGAAAGTGAGATAGTTGCATTTGCAACTTCTATAGATTCTGGTGTTGTTGTAAGACCTGGTGCTGTTATTGATATTGCTGATCCTGTTCGTTCTGGTGTTCGTAGAGGAGGAAGAGTTGCTGCTGCAACAACGACTCAGATAACTGTAGATGATACGGCTGCGACAGATTTGCCTACATCAAATAATCCAACATTAAGTGTGGTTTTACCAAATGGAACAGTAGAAACAAAAACTGTTCAATCTATAGCTGGTGCTGTAATTACAGTTGCTTCTGCTTATTCTGATACTCCAAATGTAAATACTGTTTGGCTCTTACAGAATGATACAGTTCAAGCTCAGAAGTTTAGAGTAATAACAGTAGAAGAATCTGATGGTATAAATTATGCGATTACTGCTTTATCTTATGTAAACGCTAAATATGCCTTTATCGAAGATGGTGCAAGTCTACCAGCAAGAACAGTATCAATATTAAATCTTCCAAAAGATCCTCCATCAGCATTACAAGCCGAGGAAAAAATTGTTGTTATTAATAACCAAGCTGTATCTAAATTAATTCTTAGTTGGCAACCTATTGTCGGTGTTACGCAGTATCAAGTGAACTATAGATTTAACAATGGTAACTTCATATCTCAAACTGTATCTGCTCCTGATTTCGAGATATTCGACAGTGATGTTGGAACGTATGAGTTTCAAGTGTTTAGTTATAACGCAGCATTACAGACAAGTGCCACTTCTGCCAATCTAACTTTTGTTGCACAAGGTAAAACTGCATTACCAGCAAATGTTACTGGTTTGACCGCAGAACCTATTAGTGAAAAATTAGTAAGATTACGTTGGAATTTATCTACTGATGTTGACGTTACGCATGGTGGTCGTGTCTTTGTAAGACATTCTCCTGTTACAGACGGAAGTGCAACTTTTCAAAACAGTACTGATTTAATTCAAGCGTTAGCTGGTAATACAACAACTGCGGAAGTTCCATATCTTGAAGGAGAATATATTTTAAAATTCCAAGATGATGGCGGAAGATTATGTGCTGGCGAAACGAGTGTAATTATAGATTTACCTGATAACTTAGCTCCTTTAATTGCTTTAACAAGAAGGGAAGATCAAGATAATCCTAAATTCCAAGGGACAAAAACTAATGTTTCTTTTGATGCTGTAACAAATAGCTTGAATTTATCTGGTACTGGTTTATTTGATGCGATAGCTAACTTTGACAATGAAGCATCAATAGATGATACAGGTGGTATTTCACCAACTGGTAGTTATGAATTTGGTGGTGCTGCTGGTAGTTCCTTCTTAGATTTAGGTGCTGTATTTAGTGTAGATTTTAAACGACACTTTCTTACTGAAGGATTTTTCCCTTCTGACTTATTTGATTCAAGAGGTTTGATTGATGATATTACAGATTTTGATGGTACAACAGCACTTGATGTAAATGCAGAGATGCAAATTTCAGTTACACAAGATAATCCTGGTACTGGCTCTCCAACTTATACAGCGTTTCAAACTTTTGCAAATGGAACATATAAAGGTAGAGGATTTAAATTTAAGGCAAATCTTATAAGTAATGACATAGGACAAGATATAAAAGTTTCACAGCTAGGCTATACAGCATCTTTACAGAGAAGGACAGAACAAGGTAATCTAACAGCAAGCGGAGCAGGAGCTAAAGCTATTACCTTTACTCATCCGTTTTTTGTTGGTACATCTTCTATTTTGGGAGCAAATACTAATTTACCCTCTATTGGTATTAATGCACAAAATATGGCATCAGGAGATTATTTTGAAGTGTCTAGTGTATCTGGAACGGGTTTTACTGTTCACTTTAAAAATTCATCAAATGCTTCGATTGATAGAAATTTCACTTATCAGGCTGTCGGATTTGGTAAAGGAGGGTAGAATAGGCTCAATGTTACTTGTTTAAATGGCAGAACACGATTTTGTAATTGATAATGGAACGGGTGCTGCTGTAAGAGCAGACATCAATAATGTTTTACAAGCTATTGCGTCAAATAATAGTAAATCTGGTGCGTTGACAACCAACTATGCGTTCCAATGGCACGTTGATACATCTGATGGAAATTTAAAAATAAGAAATGCAGCAAATAATGGATATGTAACTGTCGGACCAGTAGCCACTACAAACTTTGGTTTAGCACCTCTTACGGGTGGAACTTTTACAGGAAAAGTAACGCATAATTATACATCTAGTCTGACCATACCATCTGGTACAACAGCTCAGAGAGACGGCAGTCCTGCTGTTGGTATGTTTAGACATAACTCAACTCTCAATCAGTTTGAAGGCTATAACAATGGTGCTTGGGGTGCTATCGGTGGAGGTGCTGGAGCTACGGGAGGAGGTACTGATGAAGTATTTTTTGAATCGGATCAAACTGCAACAACTTCTTACACTTTATCTTCTGGAAAAAATGCACATACTGTAAGTCCTACAATAAATAACGGAGTCTCAATTACCGTGCCTTCTGGTGCAATCCTTGTTATCTTATAGTTATGCCAATAGCAATCAACGGATCAGGTTCAATAACAGGTATTACAGCAGGGGGATTACCTGATGGCTGTGTTACGGCTGATGATTTAGCAAGTGGTGTTGGCGGTAAAATTCTTCAGGTTGTTCAAACTGTAAAAAAAGATAGATTTACTGCTCAATCACAAACCCCAGTTGATATTACAGGTTTAAGTGTAAGTATTACTCCTAGTTCAGCATCTAATAAAATTCTAGTACATAGTTCTGTTTATGTTTGTGCTAACGCTATTTATTATGCAATGCGTTTAGCCAGAGATAGTGATAATACAATTTTTATCGGTGATGTAAACGGTTCAAATACAAGTCAAACTAGAGCCACTTTTGGAGGTTATATGGCTTCAACCTTGGATACACAAACGATCGTAACTTCTTATTTAGACTCTCCAAATACCACATCAGCGACAACATATAAAATGCAAGTATATTCTCCATATGCTTCTTCATATGTGGTTGGAATTAATAGTACTGTTGCATTAGATAATTACGGATATGTTACGAACGGTACTTCATCAATCACAGTTATGGAGGTGGCAGCATAATGTCCAAGATTTCACTAAAACATTCAGGCGGTAATGTTGTTTCACTCAACTCTCCAACTTCCGCACCAACATCAGCAGACGTAGCATTTAAACTACCAAATGCTGATGGGACTTCTGGACAGGCCATTGTTACAGATGCTTCGGGAAATTTATCATTTGCAGGCACAGGTAAAATTCTTCAAGTTTTACAAACTTTTAAAAATGATACTGCAAGCACCTCAGGAAATAGTCACACTGCCATATCTGGACTAACTGTAGCTATTACACCATCATCATCTAGTAATAAAATTTTATATACAGGAAGTCTTTATTTAGCTGGCACAAGTGCTGAAGCTGTATTTCGTTTAACAAGAACTATAGGAGGAACGACAACAAATATTTCAGTTGCAAGTGTTATGGACGATGATGAAGATGGTTCTTTCTTAATAGGTGGATCATCTTTATATAGATCAGCTAGTTTTGAATTTTTAGATTCACCAAACACTACAAACGCTGTCACATATGGAATTACATGGCAAACGCATTCTGGAACTATTTATTTGAATAGGACTTGGGATGCTGGTTTTGGTCATGGTGCATCTGCAATTACAGTAATGGAGGTGGCAGCTTAATGTTCATCTTTTATAATTAAGGAAAAACTATTATGGCCTTAGATCACGAAGCTATTTACAAAGCATACCCTGGTACAGTTGTCAGTATTGATGATACTGCTGGTGCATTTGATAAAGATGGTAAATCTGTAACTCTTGAGCAAAGCAAAATAGATACTGCACGAACCACACTAAATGCTGAATATGCAGCCCTTGAGTATTCAAGAAATAGAGCAGCAGAATATCCTTCTATTGAAGATCAGTTGGATGACATTTATCACAATGGTGTAGCTGGTTGGAAAACTACAATTAAAGCTATTAAGGACAAATATCCAAAACCATGAGTACATTAAAAGTCACTAATGTCGCACACGAAACAAGCACCTTAAACACGCTTGTATTTGATAATGGTGGTGGCTCTGGTAACGGAAGAGTTACTACAAAAGGAACTATTGGAGAAATAACTGCTATCTCTTACGCATCTACGATTACTTTAGATTTTAGAACTGGTAATAATTTTTCTATGACACTTACTGGTAATACTACTATTGCCAACCCTTCTAATATTTCTGCTGGACAGAGTGGGGTTTTGTTTATAACTCAAGATGGTACAGGAAGTAGAACCGCAGCTTTTGGATCATATTGGGATTTCAGTGATGGCACAGCACCTATATTATCAACAGGTGCAAACCAGGTAGATGTTATTGCTTGGATAGCACGAACTAATACAAACATAGCTGCACAGTTTATTGGAAACTTTAGCTAATGAGCAGTCTTGGAAGTCCTAATCCTTTCTTCATAGCAGGGAAGAAAGCATACAGCGTAGATCGTAGTTTAAGATTTAATGATGATGATTCTGCTTATTTAAGAAAATCAGACTATGGAAGTCCTGATAGCAGTACAACTTTTACATTTTCTGCATGGATAAAAAGGGCTAATCTTGATGTATGGGTTCCTATAGCTGGTTCACATTCTGG